AAGAATATAATGTACAAAGTAAAAATCCAAAGGGTTCTGTCCATAAGATACGCAGTATAGTAGATATAGACTTTAGTCAAGGTACATGGCTCATATTAGCAAGAAATAAATTATTCCTGCCGTACTTTGAACAACAACTAATAAAGCGTAACATACTATTTATATCTAGTAATGAAGACTCAATGTTCAATGAGAAACAAGTACACTACATAAAAGTATGGAACAAGCTGCGTCGTGGTTACAAGATACCAGTGTCAGAACTCAAAGTATTGTATCGTGACTATCTACCTTCTGGTAAAGTAGTAGCTCGTGGATCTAAAAACCTCATGGATACAATGCCTGACCAAGAGATGTTTGACAAGAATGAGCTATGTGATAAGTTTGGACTCAGAACAACTACTGAATGGTATAATGTATTTAGACTACCAGACACAACAAAACGAATTTTAATGGACGCCTACAAGAATGGCGAACTAGATAAAACAACAAACATAGAAATAACAACTATTCACTCATCTAAAGGTAGAGAGGCAGACAATGTGATTGTATTACCTGATATGACACCAGTCAGCTACCACGTACTACAGAAAGATCCAGACAACGAACACCGTGTGTTCTATGTTGCTGCTACTCGTGCCAAAGAAAATTTATATATCCATTCACCACTAACAGATAAATTCTATACCTTACCATGAATTATAAAACAGAACCACTATCACACCAAAAGACAGCAACCGAACGATTCGTAGACGAAGAGTACGGTGCATTGTTCTGCGAAATGGGTACTGGCAAGACTAAGATTATTCTTGACATTACACAAAATGCAAAGAAACCAGTCAATGTACTAGTTGTTGCACCCAATGGTCTACATCATAACTGGGGACGCAACGAGATACCAAAGCATTGTGAAAGCACAGATGTATACTGCTGGAACGGTACACCTTCTAGTAGAAAGCGTACAAAAGAAATAGAACGCTTTTTTAACAAAGAGTCATACAACAAGTTCTTTCTTATCAATGTAGAAGCATTGCGTACAAAGTCTGGCTTTGATTATGCACTTGCATTCCTAGTAGGTGGTAATGGCAATGAACGACACATCATTATTGATGAGTCTACTTGTATTAAGAATCCTAAGGCACAACAAACAAAAGCTGTTATGCGTCTAGCACAACACGCTGAGCGTAGATGGATTCTTAATGGTACACCTATTACACAAGGTCCTCTGGATCTGTACAGTCAGTGTAGATTCTTACACAAAGATGCATTACCATATCCTACATACACATCATTCAAACATCAGTTTGCTGTAGAACAAACAATGACTATGGGTAATCGTGCATTTAGTAAGGTAGTTGGTTACAAGAACTTAGATGAACTTACAAAGATACTTGAGCCATTCAGCCTAAGACTAGAAAAGAAAGACTGTCTAGACTTACCAGATAAGACATTCAACAGAGTGTATGTAGAACTTACACCAGAACAAGAGCGTGTATACAAAGGTATCAAAGAAGATTGTATTGCACTACTAGATGGTGAGCTAGTCACAACTACTATTGCACTTACAAAAATTGTAAAGCTGCACCAGATACTAACTGGGTTTGTCATTACAGATGGTGAGACTGTTGTTAACTTACAGAACAATAGAATCAACATACTTAAGCAACTAGCAGAAACAACCACACCTATGGTCGTCTTCTGTGCATACAAACACAATGTAAAACAAATTAAAGATGCATTGTCAGACTTCAAGGTTGTAACTTACACTGGTGAAGACTCATCACAACAAAAGACAGAAGCTGTGGACAGTTTCCAAAATGGTGAAGCAGATATATTTGTTGGTACAAGTGCAGCCGCTAAGGGCTTGACATTGACCAGGGCGTCCACTATGGTCTACTACAGTAATAATTATAGTCTAGAAACCAGACTACAATCACAAGATAGAATACACCGTATTGGACAAGACAACAAATGTACATACATAGACCTCGTTGTGCCTAACAGTATAGATGAAGCAATTTTAAAAAGATTAGAGGAAAAGAAAGAACTATCCAACGAAGTTCTGGATGACCTCATAGACATTATCAAACAATGACAAAAACAGACACAGTAAAAAAATATATACACAAGTACCCTAAACATGGTAATCGTACCATTGCTCAACTTGTTGTTAAAGAACACCCTAATCTATTTCCAACTTTAGATGCTGCACGTTCCTGTGTACGACGCATACGAGGCAACATCGGTAAGTCAAAACTTCATCATTCAGATCCAGAACTTAGAAAACCCAATGGCAAAGCAGGTGAATACAAACTACCTAAATCACTCAACAAAAAGAAATCTATCGTTAAGATCCCTGATGGGACTACTCTCATCTTGTCTGATGTGCATGTTCCTTATCACGACGTGGATGCTTTGGAGTGTGCTCTTAGCCATATTGAAAATCCTACAAACATTGTTCTCAATGGTGATGCGGTAGATTTCTTTGCTGTCAGTCGTTGGGACAAGGATCCTGATGCTCGTGACTTAGCTGGTGAACTACAAGCTAGTCGTCAGTTCCTTATGCATCTAAGAGAAAGATTTCCAGAAACTAATATATTTTTCAAGATTGGTAACCACGAAGAACGTTGGGAAACATACCTGTGGCGTAAAGCTCCAGAGATATGTGGTGTACCAGACTTTAAACTTTCAAAGCTACTTCGCTTTGAGGAATTGGGTATAGAGGAGATCGGAGGTCGTCAGCTTGCAAAAGCTGGCGGTCTTTGGATCTTACACGGTCACGAGTTCCCAGGAGCTTTTGACCCTGTTAACTTTGCTCGTACCTTACAAGTGAAAACAGGATGTTGTACCATCGCTGGTCACAAGCATAAAACCAGTCAGCATTCCGTCAGGCGGATGAATGACGATACGGTCAGTTGCTGGTCCATCGGCTGTCTCTGTGATCTTGATCCTGACTATATGCCTGTGAATCAATGGAACCTCGGCTTCGCTGTAGTCACCCACAAAGGCAAAAAATTCAGCGTGGACAATTACAGGATTGTTGATGGAGAAGCCCACCGTTAATTATCTGTTAGTTTAAAAATTGATAAGTGTACTGCACCATAACCTGTAGAACCACCAGAACCTGGACCACCCCAAATTCTTTCAACTGTACAATAAAGACTTCCTGCACCCCTTATTTGTACTAAAGAGGTACCAGCATTATCAACGCCATAATCAATAATCATTTCCCCTGCGTTAAAATATGAGCCTCCAGTAGTCTTATAATAAAACTTAAGTCGGCAATTTTTACCACTTGCAAGAGATACTGATATTTGATAATGACCTGTGGGTAAAGTAAAAGTACCATTAGATTCAGTTATACCTATATTTTCCTGTGAAGAAATACCCCAATTAGTAAGTGTACTTGCACCAACAGCACCACTAAAACTTTTGTAAGCTGAATACCAAGGTATGTTAGGTTTAAAGTTTGCAACCGCTTGTGTTGAAGGTACTGTTGTATTATTTGGTGAGTTAAGGTTAGTTGCTATATCAGAAGTGCCTATCTTATCATCCAATGCAGTCTGAATACCTTGACTTGTTACAGCCTTAGTACTTGATGAATCAGGTGCTGTGTCTATATTATTAAGATGAGCTAATGATTTTTCAATAGCTAAATCAACATCTGATCCTGAATAATTTAAATTATATTGTGTCATGATAATGCTTTAAAATAAACTCTTTCTGTACTTGTCTCTCCACTAAAGGTTACACTCCAAGCTCCTCCATTAGATATTGCTATAGGTGGTATAGCTCTGGGAATATTATTACCACCCTGACTAGTTTTGTATGTAATACCTTCAACAACAGCAGTAGCAAATCCATCTTCCTCGTTATCATTTCCTCTAAATGAGAATACTATAAATCCATCACTTGTTGCAGTTCCACTTGCATTACTTTGATTACTTGCTAAGGTAGTAAAACCAGATGCAAAACTTTTTGTATTAGCATCAACATAGTCTTTCACTGCAGCAGCACTTGGAACTTTTGTATCTACATCATTAGCTGCAATAGTCTGTGTCTCTGTAACAATGTCTGATGTGTTTATCTTAGCATTTACTGCTGTGTATATACCATCACTATTTACAACTTTGTTACTACCTTGTTGTGGAGCTGTGTCTAAACCAACAACATGTACACGAGCCTTTTCAATAGCCTCGTTTATCTGTACTCCTGTAAATGGTAAATTGTATTGTGTCATATTATAAATGCTTGATTATAGTAACAGTAACTTCTTTCCAAAAAACAGTAAAAGTGTATGATGAATTAGAGTAGCTATAATTTAAGTCAATTCTAGCAAATGACTCCCTAGATGTATCATAAGTATTAATACACCTATTAAGACTAATTCTTTTATATTGATCGTCTGGTGGTGAGCCAGTATTATTAGGACGATTAGCTATTCGAATTTGTGGATTTTCAACAGTGTTGTGGTGATTAGCAGTCCACGTTAAACCTCTAAAATACCAATTAGAAGCAAACCCTTGAGAGCCAACATACAAACCTGAAAATAAAATAGTGTAAATACCGTTTGCTGCAAGGGTTATTGTAGTGCCATTAGTAGAAGCAAAATTCTGAGGATCCGATGCTTCAGATAAAGTATTAAGATTAAATGTACCTGTGCCATTTCTAGTCACATTACCATCCGTTGCTGTAAAACGAGCTAAATTATAACCAGGACCTACATAGTCAACTATTGCTTGTGTTGTTGGGACTGATGTGTTATTAGGTGTATTAAGATTAGTAGCCAAAGAACCTTCTACCTTAGTATCTAATGCAGCTTTTATTCCCTCACTAGTAACCATCTTGGTACTAGGACTCTGCGGAGAAAGGTCAGGACTTACCACTCTAGTAAGCCCATCACGTACCTCATTTCCACTGAATGGTAAATTATAATCAGTCATTTAGCACTTCCACTTTCTAAGGGCTAACGCTTTACGAGTAGGACGCCCATTCTTATCTTTCATAGGTCCTTTGACCCCAGACATTCTAGCACAAAAAGATTTACGACGCTTCGCTGCTTTAGACCCACGCTTTACTTTACCAGTAACAGGAGCCTTGAGGTTCGCACCTTCTTTAGCTTTGAAGTATCTACGACCTGCGGCAGTTAAACCACCAGTCTTACTTTTGTGCTCTTTTCTCATTAGTACTTTAACTTCTTAAAGTCCTTAGTAGTCTCAGGTCCTTTCATACCTTGACCCTTGATCTTACCAAGTGATTTTTTCTTCTTCTTAAGTACATTACCTAAGAGTTGTAGTATTTTTGTTTTACTCATTTTTCCGTATTTTAATCCGTATTTGATTACACCTTTACCTCCGTAAAGATCTGCTAAAGGGTTGATTGGTGATTCTGGCATTATGCGTTCCTCCTATTTGCTTTTACTCTTCTCGGCTTCCCTGCAGGCTGACCGATACGCTTCTTTTCTGCGATACGCTGACGCTTTTGCGATTCTGAAATCTCCGTTGCAGTCACAGGCGTCTTGCTTGTCACACGCTTTGATGGTCTGCAATATGGCGTTCCTCGCTTTTCGCCCTGTTGTCGTCCACAAGGCTTTCCAGAGCGGACATCTACCCACTTCTCCTTGAACCACCTCTTCAGAGCTAGTCCCTTGGCTGTCTTCCGAACGCTCATTTAGCTCTTCGTCCCCCAATTCTTAGCTCCTTTCTTACGACATTTAGCTATAGCACCAGACGCATACGCACTAGGAAACACTCTGTACCGAGCTTTTACTTTCTTATAGCATGCGTCCTTAGCCATTAATTTCTTTTCTTTTTCTTATCGTATGTAAAGACTTGTTTCTGTCCTTTTTTCTCTTGGATTCTTTCTTGAACCCTTTGAGCTGCTGACTTAACACGTGTCTTAACTTTCTTAGCTACTACAGGTGCTTGAGTTTTTACTTTCTTTACACCTTCTTTAGCTCCTTTAACAACAGCAGGGGCAATGACATCTTTGATTGCCTTGCCTTCCTTCTGTGCTTGTTTCTTAGCTAACTCAAGAGCTTTTTTAGCTGCTGGAGACAGAGCTTTACCGCCTGCCTTTGCTGCTTTTAATAATCCCATTAATATTGACGACATAAATTATCTTTTCTTTCTAATTTTTTGTTTAATAAGTTTTTGTAAAATTTTCATTGGAAGTACCATGCCTTTTTTAGTGTTACTCATTTTTCCTAGCAACACAGATTCACCTTTAGCTCTTTTTTCCATTTGCATAATACCGTAACGATTACCATCCTTACGCATATTTGCTAATTGTTTAAGAGCGTTCATGTTACTTAGATTTTAGTTTTAGTTTTAGTTTTGCTTTTTTAAGTCTTTCTGCTTCATCTTGCCTTTTTTTCTTGTCTGTATCGTAAGCTCTTGTGCCACGAGGATCAAGGGCTCTGTTAAGATATTCAAGGACTGAATCTTTCTTTGCTTTAAATTTTTTAAGTTTTTCTGGAGGTATTCTCATTATTTACTTACTGCTGCACTACCGAAATAGAAGGAGATGATGCTGATAACAGCAGTCTTTATCTCTGGTAGTATAATATAACCGTGTAGGGTTTGATAGGTTGTGCCTTTTACAAAGCCAAACCATTTACTATATTCACTAGCAACAGTGACCCCTTCTTCACTATGTGCTAAAATAAAAGGTGCAATAATTACACCAAATAAAACTGTTAAAACAATAATGCGTCTTGTCCAAGCACCAAAGGAATCTACCCTAGCTGCTGCTGCATCGGCACTTTCGTCTGATGCTTTCTGTTTCTTAATCAAACCTTCAGTAATAGCTGCTTGATTCTGCACCATTGTACCAATAAGTTTAAAGACGAATCCTGAGAATCCGCCACCTAACATAGCTAATAGTTCTGTAGTCATAATTACAATTCTTTTAATATTTTTATAATTGACACAATCATAAATGTCAAGGTCGCAATACCCACTAAGATACTAACAACTAAATTTACTTGTGCTAGTTCAACAGTAGCAAATAAACCACTAATCCCTAGTATTGACCTTGTTGTACAATCTTCAATCATTATTAAAATCCCATTTTCTCAAACTTCCACTCAAGATGTTCAATCTTCATATTTTGTTCTACATCAAGAGGTAAGATTCCATCAGACTCCCAGTTCTCTATCCAGTCAGCATTTGAGTCTACATCCAATTGTAATCTAGCTTTTTGGTGTTCAAGCATTGTAATACGCTCATCGATCTCAAAGTACCCTATGACAGCCACAGCGACAGCAACAATAATAGCAATAAGATTCCTTAGTGGAATCGAAAGCACTGTACTGTCATTTAGTTCTGGCATTATTCATCAATTGTTCGGATATTAATAGTTGCAGTCCCTGTAGTCCCACGAGGTACATATAAAGTAGCACTATGTGTTGCTCCATTAGCACCTCCTTTAAGTCTAGCATCGTAGCTTGTTGCGGAGTATTCAGTAATTTTAAATCTTACTTGATCAAAACTCATTTCAGTCCTACCATTAAGATTGTTGTAGTTCACACCAGCATAAAAATTTTGCGGTCCTATATTACCTATTCCAGTTATATCTATATACTCAACTATCTTACCAGCATCTAGATTTATATAAAAAGGAACAGCTATTGAATTTCTATTATATATTGAAGCCGAAGTGTCTGTTATAGGTAAGGTAGGGTAATGAGTTACTGATGCTCCACCAGCTCCTGAAATAGTCCCAGTAGCAGTAGAAACAGATGTAGCAGTTTCAGCAGAAACTGGTGTTACATAAGGATAATAAAAATCTACAGAACCTGTAAGAGTTCCATCGCCATTAAGGTAACTACAATTTTCTGCAAAAAACATAGCAAGCCCTACTCGTTTCATAGAACCTGAAGCACCCTGTAACGTTACAGTTTTTTCTATTCTAGTCCAACTACCTAAATCTTCAGCATCGTAATAATCAATACCTTCAACAGTAAGGTAATCATTCCAACGATATTTATCGTAACCAGTATATTCCCAAGACTTTTCTCCTTCTAGGTGATTCATACCACTAAAATGATAATGCCCTTGACCTGTAGCTAATTGTCCAGTATCTAGATTAGGTGTATTCGATGCACGTTTAACAACCATTGCATTTACTTTAACAGTTCTAGGACCAGTAAGACTTCCAGACACATCTTGCCATAGATAAAGTCCACCCATATTTAATTGTCTTAAAGCATCATTAGGATCACATCGTACCCAAGCTCCAAATGTTATAGTGTCAGCTGTTGTTCTAATAGTTTGATATCTATCGTACCTTGTCCAAGTACCTGTGTCACCCCAAGCTGTAGTGTCGTCAACTGTTTTGTTTTTTAATCCAACAATTGGAGGTTCTGCAAACGTTCTGTCTGCGTTTTGATTTAGTTCTAATCCAAAATCATTACCTACCCCAAACATTTTAACAGCTTTATGTATTCTGGGCGGTATTTGAATCCAATTAGCTGGTGAGTCTACTAATGATGTTGTATTCTGATACGGTGGGTAAGGTAGTCTATACTGAAAGTTAAAAGCTTGTCTATAATCTACAGGACTTGTAAACAAAGGAGAATACATTTTCCACTTAGTGTTCCTAACTTCACCGCTATATATTGAACCGTCAGTATCGTTAAAGTTTTGAAACTCTGAGTTACTACACAAATTAATTTTTCGTTCATGGCGTTCCAATGTTGGTATACCATCAACTCTTTGTACAGTAGGCTGTACAGAACTTGCAAACTCTAAGTACTCTTGCATTAGACTTTGACTAAATTTACTTTGACTCCTGTAGAACCAATGTTAGTTGCATCAAACTTAACTGAACAATTCTTAGGTATTGTTATAACAGCATTGTAATCTTCGTTAATAGATAAGTCGACGCCAACAGCTGTTGTAAGTGGTGAGTAGTTTGTGCCGTCAACACTAACCAATACTTTTACAGTGCCACTAGAAGCAAATGTTCCATTGACATCTAAAAAATACTGACCACCACCGCTTGCTGAGATATCTACAATTTTGTCTTCTGAATTAATGAGAGTTATCATAGTTTTGTATATATAGTTTAGTTAAAAAAAGTCAATCTACTCGCCTGCACTTTCAGCCAAATCCTGGTGCGAATGGGTTAAAACCTCTGCAAATGTGTTAGCATACATATGTTTTGCAATCGGACCGACCAATGGTAGGTTCTCTCCAGAGAATGGTGACATACCCTCTGCCACACCTTTACCATCTAATGTAAACACATCACCAGCAACTTCTGCTGCTGTACCAGCTAGTGGTGACAAGATCCCTGTTGGACCATCAGTCATAAGATTCATAGGATACTCAAAGAAACCAAATGTACCAGACTGTCTAATAAGTCTTTGGAATTCAAAGGCTGTCATATCAAACAGATTTATAGGTTCTTTGAACTTAGCTAAGTCTTTCAATACAGTCGCCATATATGCTAATGCAAACGATGTACCAACCCAACCTACCACATGCGACATCTGTTGTGCCTTAAGTGCATCACTACCTCTGTAACCATTTGCAAATCGTCTCATAATCTGACGAGACATAGCAATTGGGAACACAGAGTACTTCATACCAAATCTTGCAGCAACACCTTCTGGTGTACCAGATGTAGTGCCTAGCTTTGACATTGCTTGTGCTGACACATTAGGCATTAACACAGCGTCATTCATACCTTGAATAAAGTACTCTGACATCATCTGTCTTAGTTGTACATTGTCTTGAATATGACTAGGTGCAATACGATCAACACCATCATCAGTCTTTCTTACATAGTTTTTAAGATTAGCTATGTCAGCATCACTAAATCCATTACGTCTTAACGCCTCTGTCATCAAAGGCATCTTAGAATTATCTTTTGCCCATATAGCCAAGTATCTAGACAAGAAATCAACATATACTTGCTGGTGTGCCGCAGTAGCGTGGTTAACACCATTAACACTAAACATTATGTCTTTGAGTCCGTGCATGAAACCACCAGCAGACGCATCATTTGTAATACGAGTAGATGCAACCTTAAGAGCCGCATCGAACCCAGCAGCTTGTGCTTCAAAGTATGCAGTCATCTTAGATCGATCACCATTAAATCTTTCAGAGATAGCAGTCACATAAACATCAAACATCTCCTTAGAGAATGTTCCAATCTCAACACCATTGTATTTAAGCTGAGCTGTTATATTAGCTAAGTCACTTATTGTAGCAAATCCTGATGTAGGTAGGAATACTAAGTCTGACAGTGCCTCAAACGGTCTTGATGCTTGGTACAAGGCTGCATCTACAGGATTATCTAAGTCACCTGTTAACTGACGAACACTTGCAATGTATGTCTCATAAGACAACTTCTTAGCTATGTTGTCTCCTTCTTTTGGTCTAAACTCTTCTGCAAGACCCTTAAGTGCATTAAGCGGATTAGCTGATACATACTCTGCAAGAGCTATACGCTCAGAACGAATGCGTACTTGGTCAAGGAACAACTTACCAAGATTAGACTCACCACTAAATGTTTTAAGTGCATAAGCCTCAAACTCTGGCTTTACCTTAATTACCCTAGGGTTAATCAATCCAGACAGTAAGTACGAACCACGCTCGTCCCCCTCTTTCCTTGGAGAAGTAAGATCTTCGAACCACTCTTTAATAAATGTCTCTGTATCAAACTTTCTGTAGCCTTTCTTATCTTTTGGTTTCAAGAACCCACCGTGCAATCTTCTTGTTTCATCAAAGTCAATTATTCTAAGAATTTCTTCACGGAAACGCTCAAAACCCATCTCTCTGGCTACCGTTGGTGACCACCTCTGACTCCAACCACTAAAGTCTCTTCTTGTAGGTATTGCGTAACCAAGCTGATTTAATCTAGCTAACTGTGATTGTGTGACGCCACGCATAACTTGCATAAGCTTGATTGCATCTTTGTTGCCCTCTAGTCTCTTAGGAACTTTGTTAGTTCTAATCCCTTCCATAAGGTCAGAGATAAACTCAAAGGCTATCTCTTCAACAGTTCCACTGTATGCTTTGTGGTTTTCTAAAAGTCTATCATTCTTACCTTTAGGGTTAAATATGTCTTTTACGGTCTGTAACCAAGACTGATAGTTATCTGCCAAGAAAATATCAGCATAACCATTCTCATGTAGAATATGTAATAAAGGTAATTGGTCAGCGTGTATCTGAGCACGGAGCTTAGTACCTATAGATCTATACACTCTAGAATCACTACCAGTGTTTCTTTGCTCACCATCAATTAAACTCTTCAGTAAGTTAAATCTGTGGTCAGGGTTGTCTACTGATTGAAGTAGCTTTCTAATACCAGAGATGTTGCGTTGCTCTCTGATGTTAACAAGCAAGTCAGTCATCGCTTGCTGTCTAAGAAGTCGTTTTACTTTATTAGCTACATCTGTATTTAGTACATTACTTTCATCTTGAATGATGTACGCAATCTTGCGAAGTAAACCATCGTTAATAACACCCTCAAAGCTTCTAAGGGCTGTAGCAGTCTCTCCAGCTTGTTTTTTAGCTAATTCTATAAGAACCTCTGCGTGACTCCCCTTAAGCGGCTCATGGTGCAATAGACGCTTACCAGCAAGCCTTCCTGTAGCAATCTCATTAAGAATCCAAGCTCTTTGTTCTTGTCTAAAGTTTTTAAACTGTGTACCCTCAAGCCAAGCTCTATAGTTTTCAACTGCTTGTCTTTTTGCTTCAGCTACAGTAAGTTTCTTTCCGTCCAAATCAGTTGTAACTAACTCAGCATTTCTTGTCTGACCTTTATAAGCTGTCCAAGGATTACCAAAATGATTATCACCCTCTTTTCTATTTACATTAATGTAATTATCTCTTTGCTCTAAGTCTTTAATTTTAACTAAAGTAGCCTTTGCAAACTCTGGTGGTATAACAGCTTCCTGTCTTTCGTTTAAGAACTTAAAGAATTTATCAAGTGATATCCTGTCATCAGGACCACCTACTCTGTAATCTGTAATTAAGTTAATAACAGTTGCAATAGAGTTGTACCTAGCTTTTGATTGGTTAAACCAATTATCAATAAGATTCTTGGAGATACCAATCTTCTGTAAACGATCATATGTATCTTGTCTAATTGGTTGTGTGAAGTCTAGTAAGTCTTCTACAATAGCGTTAGTACGATCAAGATTACCAAGGTTAAATATTTCTTTTAGTTGTTTCTCGTGGAAAGCAATAGGGTCTTTCATGAACTCCTTTTGCTCATTCACAAGTTTTACCATCTGTTCAAACTGATCTCTAATGTCATCAGCAAGACCACGAGGCGTTCTTTTTGCTTCTCTGTCTTTACTTGCCGCAGCTTGTGCTTCGTTGACTCGATCCTTAGACCTCTTCAACTCTACATCATTAGAGTCAAGAAACTTCTTGACCTTAGTAAATGATGGTTCAACATCTTTAAAATCTTTTAATATCTTAGCTACATTTCTTGCAACAGCATCAGGGTTGTTGTTGTTAAACTTGTCAGCAGTAATATTTTTAAACTCTGGTGCTACCAACTCTTTAGCTGCACGGAAAATACGAAGAAGAGCATCTACCCATTTGTTATAGAATGTTGGGTCAAGTCTACGAAACTCTCTCATAAACTCTTTCTGAGTTAATGCCCACTCAACTAACCATGATGGATACTCATCTCTGAACTTCCATTGAGGATAGTTGTTTCTTTCTAGTATCTTATCAAACTCAGCTTTTAGTCTTGGATTAGTTATTACAATATCCACAAGTCTTTTCCAACTACGTGGATCAAGCTTACGCATATTATGCACAGTTTCGTGTAGGATAACTTGGAATGGTGTGTATCCCTCAACTGCACGAGAATACCAAAAGTCTGCTCGTGATATGAATATATCATCTGTGTTACCTTTGATGGTATAACCCATAGGCTCTACACCATCTATGCGTGGAGGTACTACAGCCTTTACATTGAAATTCTTATATCCAAAGATTTCTCTTACAATTGCTTCAGCTTCTTTTATCTCTTTGTTGAACTGTTTTGCGTAGTTATCTTCAAAGGACTTTACTGCAGTCTCAAACTCTTCTTTGTATCTTTGGATCTTAGCAGGGTCAGTACCATCTCTGAGTGCTTGATTATAACGCTTTCTAAAGAATGAGACTTGACCTAATATTGATCTAGCTTCTGCAGCTCTAGACATATGATTACGTAAGTAGTTAGATTTGTAACCTTTGTTACTCCACGAAGCACCTCTTCTACTTGGCTCTACGTTAGTCTCATCAAGTTCTTCTTTGCTTATTTTATAACCAATATCCTCAACAACAGATTGTAATCTCTGTGGTAGCTTACCAACAGTATCAGTTCTAACGGCTTCTGTTATTGTTAAGTAGTCAACAGTAAACTGTCTATACGCCTCTTTTAGTTGAACACTACCCTCGTCAGCTAACATACTATTAACAAGTCCTGTGAACAATGAGTTTCTTAATCTACCATCAAGTATCATTAATGTTCTTTCATTAAGAACTCTGTCCATCTCCTTCAAAACCTTTGTAGGGATATTACCGTCAAACACTAAACTTTCTTCATTACCTTTAGCTTTTTTGACGCTGTTCAAATGTGTCTGTACAGAGTCTTGATTTAAGAAGTTTGCTAAGTGTGTGTTAACCTCATGATTTTTAATCATGTTCTTGTCTAAGGCAGTCAACAAAAAGAATGGCTTTGACACATTACGTTGTGTCATAAAATCCTCAACCTTTACTTGCATCTCTAGTTGGAACGCTTGTTTCTTTCTGCTATGCAAACCCATGCCAACACCTATCTGACCAAAAGTTTGAGATGCTGTCAGCTCGGTTAAATAATTTAACAGAGCTTGTGATGATGATACATCAACACCTCTGTCGTGTAGTGCATAGTTTCTAGCTATATTAAGGGAAGTGGTAACTCCAAAATTGTATGCAAATAAATCAACATTAGACTTAAAAAAGTTTTGGAGTGTACCTCCTTGCTCTTTTAATTTCTTCAACCTTTGTGCAGTAGTTAGAACTTTAGTTGTTCTTCTTGCTGCATTCCACGCACCTACTGAACCAGCAGCAAGTGTTAATGGTATATCAACCGCACCTTCTGGTGTACCAAACCCACCAATTAATTTTCCAAAAGTAAACTCATCTCCAGCAGGGACTTGTTTAGAATACAAGTAGTCCTTTGTAGCCATGTATGTTGCATTGGCTAATTTATCTTCACTTGTATCATCTGGATCTAAATCAAGACCTAATCTTTCGTTTACATCTTTTACTGACTCTGGGGCTGCTTTAGGAGAATCACCTAATCCAAGTTTTACACTGTTATATATATTTACAAGGGCGTCATTATTAAACGCCATTTTTTGACCAAGAGACACGTCTTGAATAAAACTCTTTTTTGAAAGAGTGTTTACATTATCATTTGAACGAGCAAGCGATCGAGCATTAAACTCGCTATCTAAGAAATCAGTTGACATAAATTATCTATTTGGGAATATTTGTATAGGTCCTGCACCTTGAGAAGGTTGTCCTCTTGGAATACTTGTATCTATTTCACCGTAATACAAATCAAGTAAAAAATCAGACTGTAGTGATGAATCATCATTTATACCAGTGACTCTATACAATGAGTCAAGAAGTCCAATTGTTTGTTGGAACGGTATTGTAAGAAAATCACCATCAACAAATTGCCCCACAAATCCATCTTCTCGTAAAGTATACCTTTTTCCTAGCATACCCATTGTGTCATCAACTATTTTCTTAGTTGGTACTTTTACCCCTGTATACTGACCATTAGCGTCTAAATATGTAAATGGTATATGCTGAAGATTTAAACCAGGTTTAATATACATGACAGTAACATCCCCAATCTGTCTACCTCTGACTAGTTGCTCACCGTCCTTGTTTCTTAAACTTCTAATACCTTCTCTAATTCTTAGTACGTCAGCTTCTCCTTCAATAACCTCGCTAAGTAGAATATTAAGCTCTCGTTTCTGGTCATCTGGAATATACTGAGATAAGTGTTCTAATTGCTCAGTTGAAATAAATGAACCAGATTTTACATATTCAGAAAAAGCGGAAGCAAGATTTGTAGTTTGGGCTGTCTCATACATCCTAGCATACTCTTGTTGAGGAACACCTCTAAACATCCTAACATCTCTAGGATGAAAAACCTTATCAAACGGATTGGAAGGTGAAAACATTCCTGTTACTTGGACTGTAGGCTCACCTTGATTTTTGTGTCCTTCTGGGTAATACAATGCCTCTGGTGGTATAACAAATATCTCATCATGAACGTCACTTGCAATAGGTAATCCCATAACACTGCTAACAGTATCAGCTGTAGAATTTAAAGCGTTTATTGCTTTATCATTTCCTATAGCTGAAGATTCATACATAGAGAACTCAAACCCTTCAGCTAACTCCCTAAAAGAACTTCCTAGATATGTTGAGCCTATGTCATCATAATAATCTGCAAAAACTCCAAGAGTGTTTTCGTACCAACCCCCAAACTCTTGCTTCTGAATACGACTCTTGTATTGTAAGTAGTCTTTACCAGTCATTTCACTCGCACTTGGAACTTTTGTAGCAATGCTTAAAAGTTGTTCTGCAAGTTGTTCGTTTTGACCTGAGAACTTAAGACCAATTAACAAAGCTGCTGCCGATGCAGAGCCTTCGCTACTTCTTTCTCTTGACATATAATGAAAGAAGTTTGAAACTGATTCTGGAGAGTTAAGTGTCTTTACAACTTTAATCCAATTTAATTGGTCACTTACAGATAGATTAGCTGCTTTCTTTATGTCGTTACCTTCTGGGAATATCAATAAACTATCTAACGCTAACTTAGGGTCTACACCAACAACATAATCATCTAATTCATCATATGCTTTTCTATATGACCCCCTAGCTGCATTTATAACCCTGTCATCATACGGCAAACCATTCAAAGCTTTTTGTGCTTCAATTTGTGCTTGGTTGACAAGAAACACAGTGTCTGGACTTGTGTGGGCAATCAGTGTTTGAACACTGTTAAATTGTTTGGCATCGTTTGCCATTCCTTGGACTCTTGAAATATACCCTTCAATTTGTTTATAGTAGTCTCCAAAGGTTTTTTGGTGATCTTTGTAACCTAATGAATCTAATATAGAAGTTACGTCTTGGCTATTATAGACAGTACTAGCTGTTCTTCCGTAGTAGCTTAATGTAGCATCAAATAATAATGAATGACCATATCTAGGAAGTTCAGGACCTGCATCAAGTCTAACAGGTTCAAGCAACTTAACAAACTCTGCTGATTGTTTTTGTTCTTGTTCTAATTTTGGATAATTTGTAGCACCTTTAAGATAACTAAAATCAGTCTCTGAAAACTCTTTAAGTTTTAAAGCTTCACCCATAATTTCATCGTCAGTTGCAGTATCTGTACGAACATATGGTAATGTATCTAACTCTTCGGTTACAATTTTATTCTTCTCAGGAGTTTGTGCCAACGCTTTCTCTCTTGATATAATGTTGTTTCGAAGTGTGTTTCTTGTTCCTTGATCAACAATATTAACAAAAGCTGGATCACGCTCAAGTTCGTCAAGGGAAGCGGATATTATCTCAAGGTCCTCTGATGTTCTTGCGTTTCTAATAGAATTATTAAAAGTAAGAGACACTGATTGAGTCCACTCAGTGTTACTCGCATCTTCGTTACCAGCATAATACTTTCCACTTTGCAGATTGTTTGTAAGTAATGCAGTATTTTCTGCTAAATTTCTTATGTCAGTTGTTCTCTCCAACTGAAAACCAAGTTGATTTACATCTCTAACAGAGTTGTTTGTTCTAATCTTTGAATTAAAATTATTTTGAGCTTCAAGTACATCTTTGGGATAGCTCTCTCTCCAAGTTCTGTACTTCTCGCTTTGGAAAAAATCTTGCTCTGTATACTTCTGAGTAGAATCAGGACCTAACCAAGTTTCTACGTTACCCCAAGACATAAGTTTGTCTTCAGCTTCTTGTACAGCTTTTGCATCAAAAACAGGGGCTTCGGATAAATCCTTGTAGGTTTGTAAATCAACTCTATATTGAGTTAAACCATTAGAAACACTTACATCAATCTCTGACTCTTTTTTGTTTTGTTTATATTCTTGACGTGCCTGTGCAAGATCACTAGCAAACTCACCTAGTTTCTCAAAACCAGACCCAGCTTGCTTTATACTACCAGGAACTCCGAACGCTGCCGATGGTAGTGCTTGTTGTTGTGGTGTATTAGGTGTAAGTTTAATAGCCATAATTATGAAAAGTATTTATCTGGATTACCTAACGATTTGAGATCTCCAAACATATTTAAACCAGAACCAAGAGCAGACATAGTAGATTGAAATTGAGCTTGTCTTCCTGCACCTCTTAACCCTGCAGCTTTATTTTCTCCTGCAAATAAAATACCTTTTGCTTCTTGTTCCGCAAACTGCCTTGTTAGTCTGGCTTGTCTAGCAAGTAAATTCTCTCCTGTAGTTGCTTGTAATGATGCATCTGAAATTTGTTCTTGCAACTCTTGAACTTTTTCTTGACTCTCAACCTCTTGACTCTTCATTACATTTACAAAAGTACCACCACGAAACCCAGTCTTTGCCCTTGTTGTAGCCTCTGCACTACGAATAACCCTATCTAAACCTTTTAATGCCCTTCCACCTTGTCTAAGAAGTTGTGCCTTGTTTCTTTGTGAAACACGTCTTTGAAACAATAAATCGTCAGACTTAGCTTGGGCATTAACTCTTCTTAACTGAGCATTATACCTAGCTTCGTTACGAGCCATAATAGCATTCTGTTCAGCTTGCTTTCTTTTAGCTCTGCCTCCTAAGATTCCACCTAAGAACCCTACTGCGTTAAAACCGAGTGATATTGGATCGAATGCCATTATTTATTTCCTATGTCTGTTCTGACAACAACTGCAGCAATTGTCAAATCGTATGGTTGATCGTGTTTAAATTCAGGAACATTCTCTGCTCCGAATTTTGAATTAGCAACAGGTCTATCTTTATCAAAACCTGTGAAAGGTGTACTACTAAAATTAGTAGTTTTAAATTGTCCTTTGATGCCAGCTTGATAACTGTGTGAATCAATGAAGTATGGTTTGATAGAAACAACTCTAGTTTCATCAGCACCATACGCTGGTTGTGTACCACCATCCCAAGTAGGATACATCATCTGTAGTTCCCCTGTGTAGTGTTGACCTACATATACGTCCCAACGTGTATTAGCATCTATTGTATAATCTGTTGGTAATGCAGTAGTGTCTAAATACACATTAGTAGAGCCTGATTCCATGTATGGATCAGCACTAAGCTTAATAGGTAAATTTGTTGCTTTGTCTATAATGTAAGCTCTTAAACCTGTAGTCGGCACTACTGCAGAAGAGCCTAGTGTAATCTTAGTTGATACTTGATTACCTTGTACATCTAAATCTAAAAACTTAACAAAACCATCTAAGTGTATCTCCTCAGCTGTATTTTCATCTGTTAGTTTTTCAATAGCATATTTAGGTGTTCCACCTGTATCTCTTTTTGTTTGTATAAATATACCATCTAAGTCGTTAACACCAGCTTCGTGAAGAACAGCTATATCTAGCACATCTGTATTATCCATACCGTGTTTAGACCAAGCATAATAATCCTCCTGTCTGTGGTGTGACAAACAATATAAATTCTTGTTTTGTGTTCTTACCCAAACTCTAGGTTGTGGAGTCCTTTGGTGTACAATCTGTACAATTGGATCTTCATTGAATGTTGGATATATAAACTTAGTTATGTCGTTAGAAGTAGATTGCTGTACCTGCTGCTCATACTTATACTCTAATAACTGTGAACCAGATTGATTTGGGAAGAACAATGAGTTGTTAACAACAATACCTTGTTTATCTACACCCTCTTCATCTGATAGCTCAATACGAACTGTTTTTGGACTGATACCAAACTCAAACTGATTTGGCACCATTCTGAAAATACCACCAGTTGTACCAATAGCTAAGTCTTTTCCTGGGACTAAGAATCTAACAGATGCATTAGTTGCTGACAGTGGGTATGTAATTCCATCTGTATCTAAAACTATCTTATCTTCTTGTGCAGGACTAAAATCAAACTCGTTGTCAACTCTGCTGATGAACAAATAGTTTGGATGGTAATATGTTCCACCATAAACTACACGACGTTCATACTTAGCAACAGTACGTGGATAGTTATCAACAAACCAAGCTCCTAGTTGGAAGCCTAATGCTTGTCCGTCATTTTCAATGTTCTTTGTGCCCTTCTTGAATGGTATAGCAGACTTCACGTCAGCGACTGCAGTAGTTGATGTGATATCAGAAGATTGGTTAGAAAGTTTAATAGTAACATAACCACTTGGATACTCAAGAAGTACAAACCTCTCACGATCTGATATAGGATCAAATAACGGTGCTGTAGCAAACACATTCAACGTGTTCTTAATTTCATCAACAACTAAATCAACATCACTTGCAACTACAAGATTTGTACCTGACTCAACTTTCGGTGTTCCGTCTGCAACACTATAACACTCAACAACAGCTTGCTCTTTTACAGTTGATAAATTGCCAACAACTGAGTCGGCTGTACCAGTTATAAGTTCACCACTGTCTGGATCAACAGTATTTTGTTTAGCTGTTGCTAGAAGACCCCTAAATGTAAAAACCCTACTATCATTCCCAAGAGTTGAATAAAACTTTACTATGTTTTGTATGACATCGAAGTGACCACTTGAAGTATCTGTTGTTAAACTAAAAAAGTAATCAACAGCATTATTAGTTTCTAAGGAACCATTTCCATGTTCATTTGAATAAACTTTATATATACTTCCATCGTTAAAGTTTGCATTATCAAAAGCAGTTGTACCTCTGTAAAATTCTGTAGGATGGTTCTCTGTGCCTCTGTAATCTTTTATTTTAACCCATCTAGTTGTAGTTCTATCTTCTCCTACTACAACTTTATTATCACGTCTATCACTACCAACTCTAATCCAAGAATCCTCTAGGGATTTGTTAAATACTAATGTGTCAGAACGAAGGTGTATTTTATCATTAGGTACACCATCAAGTTTTAGTTTTTCTAAATCTTCAGCGTCTGATGTTTCCTCTGCATCAAGTAAGAATAACTTGGCATCGTCGTCTTGAATATCAACAACAGAATCTACTGGTTGTACATAAACAACTGTAGCTGTTGGATCTGCTAACAATGGATCGTGAGCTGCATCTCTCACTCTTCCTAAAAGTTTCTCACCGTCTAAACTATACTCGACATACCAGTTCTCCCAGTTACCATCACCAGCTGCTACAATATCTGCAAATGTATTAGTTGTACTAGTTAACTTAACATAGTGTTCATTTCTAGTTAAAGACAAGCCAGTCTTAGATACATCTGGTTCTAAGAATGGTTCTACATCAAAGTTAATAACACTAAAGTCCCAATTGGTATCAAGTGTAACTGTTGTATCAGCTCTAAGTTGAAGGTTTGATGTGTCAGCCTCTGTTGTATATAATGCGTCATTAGTACCATCACTTTCAGTAGTATTTAACTCTGCTTTTGCAATTGTAATACCAACAGTTAACTTTCTAGGTTTGTAACTTCCGTGACAAACATAAAGAACATCTGTTTCTGATGCAAAGCGTAACTCTGGTATATCATTTGCAGAGTATGGTGTTGTTATTGTATCAAGTAAAGTACCTGTAGAGGAATAAATTTTTAATACATTCTGAGTAAATACCGCTAAGTAAGATTGGTTGGTAGCCAATATAATCTCAGCACTAGCTACAACATCAGCAGACTCTGAAGTGTTTAAATGCATAAAACCAGCTCTGTATCTTGCTGGTCCTTGAAGGATAGGTAGGAAGTTGTTGAACTTACGACACGAGTTTTTTACAGCTTGTAGATCTGTTCTACCGCTTACATAGTCGGTGATTAAACCACCAGAAAAGTTTGTAGTGATATCACTAAATCGAGCCATAGTTGTCGTAGTACCTATGAGAGTTTACAAAAGATGAGTTACCGTCGTGTATATATTGTTGAGCAGGAGATGATCTTCCTTCTAGTACACGTGCTCTTCTTATTGCCATTGTGTACTGCTTGTACAGAATCTCATGTCTATTCTCTGAACCAGATAACTCAATACACATGTTTTGTGCCATATGCAGTGCTACAAGTCTTACTAAGAATGCAGGCATACGAGATGCTTGTTCTCCTGCTGATGTTCCAGTAGTATTTAAATCTGGTATAAAAGTATAATAAATCTGTACATTCTCTTCTGTAGTGTACAAATAAGGTACGTCGTCATTGGTGCTTCCATCACTACCATCAAGTGTCCAATTCAAAAGAGTGTCACCCTCTTTGTTTGTTACTTTCAAAAATAAGTTATAGTCGTCTGGTATTGTATGTCTATAATCCCAAGTTAGACGATCTTCTTCGTTAAGTGTAGATGTTGCAGTACCTGTACTGTAAAATCGTTTTGTGTTATATTGAAAAATATTGTCGGCAAAAACAGAGTTAACTGCATCTGTAAATGCTCGTGTTGCTATCTCATAAGTAGCACTAGTTGTGTCATCAGACTCAAGATGGTAACTGCCTACCATTCTCAAGGCGTTATTCATTATCTCTAATTTAGTGTGTGTAACTGCCATAATAAAAAGGGTAGTCCCCTAGCATGGAAGCTAGGGAACTACGAATAAGATTGTTACTCAGCACAACGGATCTCACCAGAAACTTCACCCCACATACGAGATGCTTCAGCACAAAGCTTGAAGTAAATGTAAGGAATGTTTTTCTTGGCAGGAACACGCCACATATCTCCTTTAAGAGCTGTACCAACAGATAACTTGAGTGCCTTAGGAGTTGCAACAATAACACGACGCTCGTTACCGTCACTACCACTAGAAAGAGGAAGTCTTTCAGTGTGAATGAAACGGAAGCCCATGAATGTTGTAACATTACCTTCAGCTAAGTTTTTGCGTACAGAGTAATCAGAGTTGATTACTTCGTCAATACGTAATAAATCGTCAAGCTGTTGTGCACCAACGAAACAGTTGAGAACTTCATCTTGATCGATTGATTGTAAACGTAACATGATGTTACGAGCAGCACGAAGCTTGTCTAGTGTAAGACCAGACTCAGCAGCTGCACCACTAGCAACATATTGAGATCCAATAGAGAATCCCTCAGTGTTAGTTGTACCATCAACTACGATACCGTTTGGATTAGTAGAAGCATCGTACGTTGTTGTGATACCACCGTTATTAGTTGTATCAGCACCAACTTGGATACCTGTACCATTTTCCTCATCACTATCAATTGTGAATGCTTTTGTAGTACCACCTGAACGACCTGTGTAAGCTTCACCGAAGTATTTGTCGATGATGATGTCGTCGATTTTACGTTTACCAGAAGCAAGTAATGCTTGAGTGTAAGCATTCATTGGATCTGTTAATACACGTTTGAGATCTTTCTCATCAATGTATTTACCAAGCTCATAGTCACGAAGACCAATACGTCTACGATCGTGTGAGATGTCTGAGTTAGGATTGTCACCGAAACGAGTATCATTGTCGCTCATTGCTTCTGCCACACCAATGCGGTCGAAGTATTGGAACTCCTCGTTCTGTGTTTCCTGTTCGAAATACGGCTGGAGTATAGACTCTGTTTGCTGGAATGCTTGTTCGAAACCAGCTTTGAAAGCCTCTACATAAGCTGTATTGATTGCGGCTGCATTTGAAATTGCAGCTCCGCCTGAGCCATTAGAGCTCATATATGCAGGATCTGTATATGCCATGATTATTTAATAATTAGAATTTAAGAATGAATAGTTTGTTTTTCGACGAGCTACCCTTTCGGACTCTTCTAGTTATAACGTGACCAACGGCTTCTAAAGCTGTGTATCGGACTTAAAAAAATAAGCTACCCAATATAAATCGAATAGCTTATAAATAAGGATATGTCAAGTTAGTTTGACACTAAGAGTATAGCTTTGTGTATAAACTTGCTCTTTTTTGCAGAACCTCATCACGTTTCTGCCTATCTGCCATACTTAACATAGATGGATTTTGCATCATTAACTCACCATACTTCTCATTAAGATTATCAAGCTCTCCTT